AATTATTTCTAAACTAATTTATTTTAAATAATAGGTTATAAAAACGGTTCCAGATAAAGTAGTAATTGCTGAACCTTGAAATGAATTTGAGGTAACACTTCCGTTCCAATTTTGACCCGCTCCGTAAACAGTAGCGGGGTTCCAAGGTTGTAATACAACACTTCCAGCACTCGCCGGATAAGTAGCAGTTTGAAAAGGCAAATTAATACTCCCAGCAACACCAACGCCACCGACTAAACTATAAAAACTACCATATGAAGCATTTGAAGTAAATGAACCTCCTTGTCCTCCTCCTCCTCCCAAAGAAGCAGTAGCATTACCACCGTTACTACCAGCATTCGCTCTACATAATTGACCGAAACCTACAGCATTAACTTCGGATAAAGAAACTGTTATATTAAGTGTAATTTGCTGACCCTCTATTAAATTAATTATTGAAGTTGATGTAATATAACCACCTCCACCTCCCGAACCACCAGCATTCCAAGTTGTTCCAGCAGTAGTATTAGATGCTTGACCTCCACCACCTCCTTTTCCAATACATCTAACACCAATACCTATACAATCTGTAGGTAAAGTAATTGTTTGAGTAGTGGTATATTGAACAGTATATGTTTTTTGAGCTGCGGAAGCTCCGCTTGAAATAGCACTAATCTTTCCATTAGCATCTATTGTCATATTTGTTGCCGTATATGTTCCAGCAGTTCCTCCAGTATAAGCGGTATTCTGAACTTTATTATCCGCATATCTTATCTGACCTAAAACACCATCAATATCTAAATTTTTATTATTAACAATTACATCATTATTACACGTTAAGACACCGTTAACATTAGTAGTTTGGAGATTTTCAGTTCCTTGAGCTACGGGAAATTTTAGGTATCGTAAATCGGCTTCGGCTTGAGTTAAAGCTGTATCGCCTCCAATCCAATATAAATTATTAAATGTATCAACATTAGGGTTAGGTGGTTGATTAACTGACATTATATATTATATATACATTATTTTTTATATTTTTAATAATAAAAAAATATTATATACTATTATATTATATGTCTAAAGTTGAATTAGTAGATTGGTATAAACAAATGCCTAAAAAATATTTACCCAAACAACATAATCCTCATTTTGAAAAGCACCATATAAAATTACCGTTCAGAATGATAATAGCCGGAAATTCTGGATCGGGAAAAACTCAAACACTTTTAAACTTGTTGCACAATATGCCAGATACATTTGAAAAAATCAGAATTATAACTAAATGTAAAGCGGAGCCAATTTATGAATGGTTAGAAGATAAAATGAAAGATTTTGATTTTAAAATTGATGAGGGTATACATTTGTTACCGGATTTAGACAGTTTGGATAAAACGGTTAATAATCTTATTGTTTTAGATGATCTTGTTAATGAAAGTGCTAAAGCTCAGCGTCCTATAGCAGATTATTATATCCGTTGTCGTAAGAAGAATTGTAGTATTATTTATATTTCCCAATCATATTATGCTGTCCCCAAAATGATTAGAGACAACATTAATTATCTGATTCTTAAGCAAGTAAGTAGTATGAAAAATTTAACAATGATTATGCGTGAATGTTCGCTTGGAATAGATAAGAAACAATTAAAAGCTCTATATGAAGATTCCACTAAAGATAAGCAAACATTCCTATTACTAGACCTCGAGGGACCGAAAGAACAACGTTTTAGGTGTGGGCTTGATCAGATATATGACGTTACAGAAGATTTTTAACTGTAAAAATCATATGTGCAATACACACAACATATATACAAAAGATAGTATAAAAGATAATAACGTTTAGAATATCGAATATATCCATATACTTGTTAGTATATTATATTTATAAACTAACAAATTCAAATTAATTATATTACATTGCCGATAACTCTAATAGAATATCTAGACCTTGCTTTTTCTTTATACGATCGGCATTCATTAACTTTACTACCAACTTACGCGTTTCATCTAATAATTTTGCATTGTTATTACCAGCTTGGATTTCCCCTCTTAATAATTCAAATCTTTTAACCATTTTTTCATCATCATCTATTACTGTTTTTGGTAAACCCATTCCTTTAAATACTCCCGCATTTGTAGCTAATTTCTCAAAATGTTTTCTTTCTTCATCCCCAATTTGGTTATAAACTCTTGTATTTGGTTTCGATGTATCTAACAAATCAATTAGAAAGTCGCGGTATATATCTGACACCGCTGTGGGTTTGAAACTTGGAACTGCACCTAAACAGTTCTTATACTTAACATTCAATATATCTTGGTTTTCTAAATGATGCAAATTAATTACATACTTACCAAATTCACACCAGCTTGGTTGCTCAACAGCCGTAATTCCTTTTCCTATACGAATTGCATTACGGGGTTGTCTTTGAACCTTATTCATACTTCCAATACCGTATCCCTCTGTGGTAGGGAGTTCATCTTGTCCAAATAATTCAAAAAGGTTTGAATCATATATCCATACTCCAGCTTTACCTTGTGTTTTTGTTAGTCTGCGATATGGGATTTTTTCTCCGCTTCTTTTATCTACAAGTAGAGCTGCTAAATTTGGTCTGTCTTGAAAATAGGCTTTAATATCTTTTAATGGTAATGATTCCGGCGAATTAAAAATATTTCTTGCTGGTTTAATCGGGGTTTTAAATCGTGCTTCTGGGACTGGTTTTAATTGGACTGGTTCTTCACGAATTAATTTTGATGTGCTAGGCAATTCACGTTCTTGAACTTGTGCTTGTTCTTGTGCCATTCTTAATTCTGGTTTACTAAAGGTTACATTAATAGAATTCAATAACTTAGACATAGCATCGTTAAATGCTCGTCTATCTACATTACCACTATCAATACCTTCAACCAAATTTCTTACTTGTGAATTTGTTGGTAAATCTTTCAATAATACTAAATATTGTTGTAATGCTCTTTGACGGTCTACTGGGTCTAATAATGCTATAGTGGCATAATCTTGTTCATTTGGAGATTCATTTATTAATTCATCTAATAATGCTAACTTATTCGCATCATAATTTAATTTTTGTGCTTGTCGTCTCAGAAATTTTAAATCATCTATATCAGGTAAAATACTTCTTATTTCTTCAACTGTATCAACCGAATCATCTTTAGATCTAGAATATTGAGTTAAACCTAGACTTTTACTAACTTTTGCTAAATAAGACCTCAAAAAATCAAGAAAAAAAGTTGGAGTAACTAGTTTAAGGTTAAATCGTTTCTCTATTTCAGATTTAACAGCGGGGAAATTTGCATTTAATAGAGTAAAAGATAATTGTGGATCCCGTCGAATATTGACCATAATGTCTGCAACTTCTTGATCCCTAAACTTTAACTGTTTTAAGTTTTGTTGGGCGAGCATTTCATTCCCAGCTTCATCATTTAAAAGCTGTTCCGGTGATTGGCTTTCAATAGGGGTTAAAGCTTGTGGTGTGTTTAATACAAATTGTTGATGTCTAGCAGTAGCTATATTAGCATCATTAGCGATTTGTATAGCAATAATATCGTCTTGATTAATTTTAAACTTTTGTCGGTCTGATGCAGAGTTTTGGGGAGGAGCTTGCCAATTAAAATTCATAATTATAATATATATTTAGAAAAAAAAATATATATATTACATTAATTTCTACTAAACTAACAAACTAAACTAACAAATATACAAAACCTTAATTATATCAAGTTATTCTACCAGCAATATATTCATTTGGATATTCTTTTTTCATTTGTTCAATCCATTCCTCAACTACATTACGATGAATTGAACTTTTTTTTTTTTGGATATGTTTTCCATCTATATATATTGGATAAACTGATTGAAATCTTATTGTTCCATCATTTTTAATATATTCATACATATAATTTGTTTTACTTATTTGATTTCTCATATTATTTGAAGATGTAACCCATCTAAGATTTTCTATATTATTATTAGTTCTATCTCCATCAATATGATCTACTTGGGTTTTATTTTCGTCGTCATTTGGAATAAAATGTAATCCTATAAGACGATGAATTTTATAAAATTTTAATTTATTACTTTTATGTAACCCAATATAATAATATCCATTTATATTAATTTTTTGTTTTAATATGTTATTACGCTTAACACCATATACCTCACCATTTTTATTAATTTTGTATAAACTCTCGTAACCAATAACGTCAATAAATTCTGCTAAATCCATAATATATTATAACTATATATAACATATTATCTTTAAATCAATTTTATTTCCATAATAAATAGAATGATACAAAAGCACTTTTTCCTTGTTCTATTTTAGACTGATGCTTTTTATAATATTCATTTCTTTTTTTATTAGCAGTTCCAGCTGGAACAAAATTTAAGTTTTCTAATTCACGATATAAATAATAATCAGGATTATTAATATTGCCTACATAATATAAAAATATACCATCCTCGTCATAAATTTCTATTTTCTTATTTGGATTATCACTTGCGTGTATCTGTAAGCCAATTTCTTTAGCCTTTTCAATCATTTCATCATTTAGTTTATACATTCTATAATATATTGAATATATAATATTTTTATTTTTTATATACTAACAAATCTAATATCTAATTAATCGCTTTTCTAAAAAAAAAACTAACTCCTTCTAATTTTTTTTTATGTTTTAAATAGCATATACCTTCTTCTAATATAGGTTTATTTTCCTCTTCTTTTTTTTCTTGTTCCTTTTGTTTAAATTTTTTAAAACAAGGAATACAACGTAAACGCCAATGTGATTCTGATTTATGTATTTCTAGTTTTCCGCAATCCATACAAGGGTCGTAATCTTTTATTTTTTGCTCTTGTTCAAGTCGTATCTGTTCAAGTCGTTTAAGTTCTTTTTGTTGTATATATTGTTTTCTATGATATTCCTTTTCAGCGTCTTTTGATTTCTGTAATTCTTTATTTGTCAATAATTTTGATCTTTCAATACAATCTGAACCTACTTGTAGTATAATTCCAGAATATTTATTTCGAACAATATGCACTATATTTATACTACATTTACTACATATACAATTTGAACCTTGTTCGTCCATTGTTCCTTCATAAATAAAGTCGGATTCTGGATCATCTTTCTCATTTTTATTATATAATTTAAGGTCTGATATTTTATCTAATGTTTCAATATATTTTTTTGGATAAGATAATAAAACTACAAATGCTAATTTATCAGCCATTAATGGAGACCTATTTTTATATTTTTTATAATGCTGAATTAATGGAATATGCCACATATTATATATCGTGCATCTTGACAAATTATCTGTATTGTTTACATCTTGTGCCTCATCTACTCGTTCTAATACTAAATGTTTTATTTCATTTAATTCAATTGTTACTCTATATACTTTTTCTTTTGATTCCATATTACTTGATACTATATATTATGTTTTTATCTTTAAGTTGTTTATGTAATTAATAATTTTGTTAGTTTATATTTTTTTCCTTATGAAAACGGACTGATAGACATCTCCTTATCTCTTATTTCTTTATTCTTTATTCTTTCTTTATTTATTAGTGATAAGTGAATAGTGAATAGTAATAATAGGTTTAATAATAAAAGAAGGATTTTATATGTTTTATTGTTTTTTTGAATAAATATTTCAAAAAACAATAAAATACGTATATTATGGGACGAGCCCAAATAACTCTATTCAGCCATCACATCACCACTTTTTTTCTTTATAAGTCACTATCATCCAATTCCAAATCCGTATCATCGTCTTTTGTAAGATCCATAGCAATATCATTCAAATCAAAATAATTTTTTAGTAGCTGTATTTTAAATAGTTTTTTATCTCCTTTGTTAGTATGTTTCCCTTTTTCAATCCCAGAAATATTTAATTGTTTCATTCTAACCCCAAATTGTATTATTGTAATCTTATATTCAATATTACATTTTTGACACCATTCGTTAAATAATACAAATAGTTCTTTTGCGTATTTTTCAACCTCAGTTTCATAGTAATTATCCAAAACAAAAGATTTAACCCATAACTCAATAGGCGATATATTTGAGTCTTTTAAATCTTGTTGATATTCTGTAACGGGCATTTTCATTTTATTAAAATTAACCATATCCGGAATAGACTTAAAATATTCATAACAAGTTTTAATAGCATTTATATCATTAATATATTCATTAATTTTGTTAAAATAATCAAAATTACCAATAAGTTCATCGCTCGCTCTAGCAATTAAGTTTCTTCTATCATCTTTTTCAGTTTTAAACGGATCTTTATGATTTGTAGTTCCAATAAAACGATGATAACTAACAATACTATACTGCTTAACCCCTTTCTCATTAATAGTCATTCTAGGATTTGTAATTAATCCTTTAATTTTTCCTTCACTTGCTATACTTTCTTTTTTACATAATTCATCAAAATTTATAAGAAATGTATTAGCCATTCGTCCATTAAAATCCCCCCAAACATCCCGAGATGGTGATGTAGTTTCAAAATATTTATCTTCTCCAATCATAGCAGCAATTATTTTAAGTAAAGTTCCTTTTCCAGCACCTTGTTCTGAAATAATAGTAGGACAAATAGATTTAACAGCGGGGAATTGAATCATCTGAGCAATCCAACATTCCATATAATGAGCAACATTTTCATCATTGCCACATAATATTTTAATATGATTTCTAAACATTTTTAAAGCATCCATATTTGGAGTATATTCTTTTACTAAATCCATTGCAAAAGGTCTCCACGTATTAAAAATATTTTTAGGACAAAGTGAAACATCTGGATAGCATTCAATATCATCATAACATCTTTGATTTAGATTATTTCGTAACCATTTATTTATAAAATTATCTTCAATTATTTTATCTTCTTTTATAAATCTATATATCATATTTTCGTAAGTAGTAATTAAATGTGTTTTGGACATAATAATGATTTTTTCTGGGGTTTCTTTTATAAAAAATCCTTTATTGTTGATTTTACAATGGGTTTGTTCAAATATTTTGGCAACATTTTCAAATGTATCAGTAATTTCTTCCATTTTAGGTTTTGGTTCATATCCATCTGGAATTTGTATGTTAGTTGAATGTTGTTTATAAGTGAATATCATATTAAGTCCATCAAACTCAGAATTAACATTTTGAGTAATTTCATTCAGTAAATCATTATTTTCATAATAATTACCATAAATCATTAATCCATCAAACATAAGAGCACAAATTTCAATTCGTTTAGAATACATAACGGAAACAACATTTTGTAAAATTTTATTTTCAAAAACACATAAAATACGATTAATGGCAGATCCTAGCCAATTATATAAGCGTGTAGTTGGAACTGAATCAACAATATGTTTATAACATTCTAAAACGGTAAGTTCTTTTTGTATTCTCTTACATTCTTTATCAAAGTCTTTAAAAAACGGATGTTGAACTTTTCTATTAATTTGGTCATCATTTACGGCTTTTAGAAAATCAGTTTTGCCATTTTCTCCAAATTCAGTAAGAATAATGTCCCGATTTTCAATATAATATGATAAATTAGGGCAATGTATGTTATGTAACGAACAAATATATTTTAGAATAACTGGGTGAGCATTTTTCATATCAATATCAGTAGTAATTCCGTTTAAAAGAAAACCTCTAAAATCTTTTTGTAATCCTTGAATAGAACTACCGCAATAAAGACGACCTCCAACTTCAAGTGGCGTATTATGTGTGTATGAATATAGCCGTCTGATTTCTCCACGTGCCTTAATGTTATTATTACAAAATGTTTTTAAAATATCAAATTTGGTTTTCTTTTCTACATCATTTTTCCCCGTTACAAACTGTTTAAAAGTATTAAAATCCATATCATTCAAAAAATTAATTTTGCCTAAATCGTGTCGTTCAACTAATTCCATCATATATACTAATTATAGAAAATAATTCTATATTGTTTTTTTAATTTATATTTATCTTAAATAAATAAAAACTTAATCTAATAATATATTCAAAAATTCTTTTTGAACCTTTTTCCAAGCAGAATATTTGTGCCACGCTTTAAGATTAATAGATCTAACCTTATCTAAATTCTTTTCCCTATATTTGTAAATATGAACTTTATTTTGCTTATATGATGGGGGCATTATTGTTTCTATACTAACATAATATAAGAAAATATGTCTATATAGATATTACTAAATATATAATTCAAATAACTTAAATACTTTTTTTCTATACTTATTATAATGGATTGTTACTTATGTCAAGAAAAAGAAAATATACAAGTGCCTTTGTTAGTTTGTGGGCATTATTGTTGCACTATTTGTTATTGTAAGATAAAGTCATCTAGATATAATGAATGTTTTGTATGTAATGAAAGGCTAAAGCGGTCAAATAAAAAAAATAAGCTTAATGGTCATTATTAATATCATTTCTACAAATAGGGCACAAAATGGGCTGTTCTGCTGGAGTTGAGTGAGGATTATATATATTAATACTTTGTGCAATTCTATCAAGACAAACAAAACATACTACGTGATTGCAACAAGTTACATTACTAGTCGATTCGTAACAAACCACACATTCATCGCAATTTGTTTTAATATTTGTATTATTTTTAGTAATACGGACTAATCCTTTTCTCTTTAATACGTTATGATTTATACAAGGGCAAATATTTTTTAAATCTACAAATTTTCCTGAAAATTTATCAAATTTATAATTTCTTAATATGATATCAACTTTTCTAAAAGAGTTAATATAATTATAAAATACTAAAGGTTCTGCTGAATTTGTATCATACTTAACAAGCATTTCGTTATTATATGATGTCATTTCCTCAAGATCACTATTAAAAATCCTATCTGATTCTATGTTTAATCCAATATATTTATTATTTATAATCGCTAATACAATATTGACAGACATTCCGTCCATTTTAATAGACTTAAACAATAATTCCTCGTAGATATCGTGGTGCCATCGTTCATTATTATTAACTTTCTCATATAATTCATATAACCAATAATGGGTATTAAAATTATCGGTGATATTTTCCTCTAATTGGGATGCAATAGTTTTAACGCTCATTCTTATAACTAGATATATTACTTTATCTTTAAGTCATTTTTTATTTCAATTTTTTTATTTCTCTAAAAGTCCTTCCAAAAAGACTAATAATTCCGGATAATCATTATACCACGCGATTCC